AACGTGCAACTTTAATCATTGGAAAGAAAAACGGTAAATCCTTGTTAGGGTCTGCCGTTTCTTTGTACCTCCAAGTTGCTGATGGCGAGCCGGGACCAGAAGTATACGCAGTCGCTACTAAAAAAGACCAAGCTAAAATCATTTGGAATGAAGCCAAGTCAATGGTTAGAAAGTCACCTGATTTAAGGAGAATTATCAAGCCTAAAATTGCTGAATTGGATTCAGTTAACTTCAATGACGGCGTATTTAAGCCACTTTCGGCTGATTCTGATACCTTAGATGGTTTAAATGTTCATGGCGTTCTAATGGACGAGATTCATCAATGGAAGAATGGAGAGGCCCTATACAATATCATGGCTGACGGTATTACAGCGCGTGAAGAGCCCTTGATATTCATCACTTCCACAGCTGGCACAGTTCGTGAGGATATTTATGACCAGATTTATGACGAAGGAGTTCAAACTGTTAACGGCTACGAGCAAGATGACGGTTATAAGGATTATCGTTCTATTTTCTTCATTTATGAGCTAGACAAGCGTAATGAATGGACAGTTTCAGCTATGTGGAAGAAAGCTAATCCCGGTTTAGGAACAATCAAGAATAAAACTACTTTAGCTGAAAAGGTGGAACGTGCTAAACACAATCATTCATTAATTAAAAACCTTGTGTGCAAGGAATTTAATATTCGTGAGACATCTACCGAGGCTTGGTTAAATTTTGAAGATTTGAATAATGAAAAGACGTTCAATCTATCAGAATTGAAACCACGCTATGGAATTGGCGGTATTGATTTATCAGCTACTACTGATTTAACTTGTGCAACGGTTATATTTCAAATTCCCAATGATCCACATATTTATGTTAAACAAATGTATTGGATTCCTGAGAATAGTTTTGAACGTCATATTGTTGAAGATAAGATTCCTTATGATAAATGGAAAGACAGGGGACTAATTCGATTATCACAAGGGAATAAAGTTAACTATCATGAAATTACAGAGTGGTTCAAGGAACTACAAGATAAAGATGACATTTACTTATATAAGATTGGCTATGATTCATGGTCTGCTACTTATTTGATTGACGAGCTTAACAATGAGTTTGGCAGAGGCGTTACAGAACCAGTTATTCAGGGTAAGAAGACCTTATCAAGTCCAATGCAGTCAATGGGCGCCGACTTGAAGTCTAAGCTGATTGTTTATAACAATAGCCCGATTTTGAAATGGTGTTTGTCCAATACATCTGTGGATGTTGATAAGAATAATAATATTCAACCGGCAAAAGGCAAGTCTAAGACTAAACGTATTGATGGTGTTGCCTCGTTATTAGATGCTTATACAATTCGTGATAAATATTTGGACGATTATCAAAGCGTTATTTAAAGAAGGGAAGTGATTAATTGGGCTTTTTTAGTAATTTATTCGGTTCACAAGAAAAACCGAAAATTAGCAGTAATTACAAAATGGTCGTTCAAAATGGGAACGGCTTTTTTAATTGGAATGGAAATCTTTACCAATCCGACATTATTCGGTCAATTGTGAGGACAAAAGCACAAGCCGTTGGTAAAGCCGTCGCTAAACACATAAGAGGTGACAATGTTAATCCTGACTTGTATATGAAGATGCTATTAAAACAGCCTAATCCATTGATGTCAGGTCAAATGTTTCAAGAAAAAATGACAGCTATGTTAGAGCTAAATAACAACGCTTTTGCAGTTATCACAAGGGATGAGAATGGTTTTCCTACGGGAATCTATCCACTAAGTTCTGCAACTTCTTTTGACGGAATCATTGACGCTCAAGGAAACGTCTATGTTCACTTCTTTTTAACAGAAGGCAGAGACATGACGTTTAAGTATAGTGACTTGATTCATTTGCGAAAAGATTATGCCAACAATGAAATTTTCGGATCACCGTTGGGAGACACGCTCACCTCATTAATGAATGTTGTGGAGGTATCTAACCAAGGAATCATTCAGGCAGTTAAAAGTTCTAACGCTATTAGATGGCTGCTTGTTTATAACAACTCACTACGACCAGAAGACCTGAAAGATAATGCTAAGCAGTTTGCGGACAATTACTTAAAGACCGAATCAGACACTTTTGGAGTTTCCGCGGTTGATTCTAAAGCCGACGCTAAGCAAGTACAGATTAACCCATATGTTCCGGGTAAGGACCAAATGGACGCTGTGACTGACAGAATATATAGTCTTTTTAATATTAACAAAGCCATTATTCAAGCTAGCTATAATGAAAATCAATGGATTTCATTTTATGAGTCGCAGATTGAACCTATCTTAATTCAATTGTCAGACCAGTTCACATCGAAGTTGTTTAACACTAGACAGCAGTCATTTGATAACCACATTGCATTTGAATCGAGTTCAATGACATATGCTTCAATGCAGACAAAACTTGCACTTGCTGGATTTGTAGATCGTGGCATTTTAAGTCCAAATGAAGTCAGAGATTACTTTAATCTTCCACCACGCGACGGTGGAGATGAATACATTCTTCGTAAAGATACTGGTAAAGAAAATGATTTGAAGGGAGGTGTAAATAATGACAATCAAAGTGACAGGGACAATAGTTCCAAATAATTATGGAACCATGTATGATTTTCTAGGCTTGGATTATACAAGTCCTAAAAAAGTGCAGGAATCATTAAATGATGCTAATGGTGCTGATGTGGATGTTGCTATTAACTCTGGTGGTGGAGATGTATTCTCTGGCTCAGAAATCTATTCATCATTAAAGGATTATAGCGGAGTGGTCAATATAAAAGTATACGGAATCGCTGCTTCCGCTGCCTCAGTTATTGCAATGGCTGGAGATAAGGTTTCAATGTCACCAACATCGCAATTAATGATTCACAATGTGCAATCTGGTCAAAGTGGCGATTATAGGGATATGGACCATATGTCAGACGTGTTGAAAAATAACAATTCAGCATTGGCTAATGCATATACGGCTAAAACAAATATGGATAAGAAAGATATTTTAAACCTCATGAATGAAGAAACTTGGCTTACTGCTGATGAAGCTGTAGACAAAGGATTCGCCGATGAGGTTTTATTTATGCAAGATAATCAGCCAGTTTTGACTAATAGCTTAGAACCGATGCTTTCAGATGAAACGTTGAATAAGTTTTTAAATCTTGTCAACAAGGCTTCTAAAGCTGATAAGGACAAGGAAGAAGGCAAGTCTAAGGATAAGCCAGACAAGGATAAATCTACCGAAGGCAAGCCTGATAGGGACAAACCTGATTCTGATGAGAAAGATGAACCGGATAAAAGTAAGAAAACTGATCCAGATAAAGATAAGAAAAAAGAAAAATCCAGCTCACTTAGTAGTGAATTGGAACTAATGAAGATGCGAGGACATTTATATGAATAAAAAAGAATTTCTTGAAAAATACAATGATTTGATTACTAACGCTCAAGCAGCCTTAACCGCTAGTGACAATGATAAGGCTGAGTCATTGAAGAATGAAGCCGAAGAACTTGAAACTAAGTTTAATGATGATGCCACTGCTCAGGCTAATAAATCAGCCCAAGCCGGTGTTGTAAAGTTGCCTAACTTAAAGGATGTTAGTCAAAAAGTATCTGGGAAAGTGATTAATTCAATTGATAATATTACTGCCACATACGAAAATGCTTGGGCTAAACATTTGTTAGGCAAGGAAATGACAGCAGATGAAACAAGTATTTACGAAAATACTAACCGTAAGTTTTTGGATGATGCTTCATTCACACACACAACTGTTAATACACCTACATTGATTCCTGATAGCGTAGTAGCAGGCATTTGGAAACGTGCTGAGGAACAATATCCGCTTTGGGGAGATATTAAAGGATTTTCTGTAACTGGAACACTTACGTTCAATAAGCATAAGGAAATTGAATCTGGTGATGCGGCTTGGTATGACGAAGCTACCCCAACTGCCGATGAAAAGAATACATTTGGCCAATTACGTTTGGATGGTAAGGAACTATCTAAGTCAGTAACAGTTTCGTGGAAGATGAAGACAATGGCAGTTCCAGAATTTGTGTCATTCTTGGAACAAGAGTTAGCTGAAAGAATTGGTGTTGCATTAGGATTAGCAGCATATAACGGAAACGGTACCGATCAGCCAACTGGTATTAAGACAGCCTTGAGTGCTGATGATGAAGGAAAAGCACAAATCCTTAATTACACCGGTCAAATCAAATATGCTGATATGACTAAACTGATCTCTACATTACATTCTAGTTATACAAATGGCGCTTGTTTCTATTCAACTAATGGCACTATTTGGAATCAACTTGCCAATATTGTTGACGGTAATGGACGTCCCTACTTTATTCCAGACACTACATCTGGTGGAGTTGGACGTCTTTTTGGTTACGTTGTAAAAGCCGATGCTGGTGTTGATGAAGGCGATTTGTTATTCGGAAATGTCACAGCTGGAGTTGTGAAGAATCAAAATGCACCACTATCAATTACCACTGAAACACATGCAAAAGCTCGTGAAGAT